ATAATCCCAATCGTACGTTACATCTATACTACTACCATGCCCCGATAAAAAGTAAAGGGTTTGTAAAATATCATCTTCATTACTGTGTATCTGATTGTACATGTATATATAATCACCCGTTATACGCTCTATAGTTTGACCACCTATACGTAAATCTGCATAGTCTATAATAGACGAAGCAATAGATTCCCTATACCTAATAAGACGTACCTTTATTTGAGCACCCATACCAGAGATTGCGTCACAATAATAATGTAAAGTTGATGGAGATCCATCAGCAGGTACAAAAGTAACAGTAGCAGACCCCGCGTTCGTAACACCTGTTGTGTATTCTGAACCACCGCTATGCGTACCATCCGACGTTTCCGAAAACCTAAAAGGGTGAGATGCATGGTCTGCATTATTGAACGTATATGTAGCACCTTCGTAAAGTGTAATTGTATCTCGAAAAACACCGTCTATATAAAACTTATCAGCAATCACAGTAACCGTAAATGTTTTACCCACGTGTTTAGGTTGGGGTAAAGTAAATTTAAACATCGTGTTCCGAATAAGATCGCCTTTATTTTGGGGTATTCGACACTCTAAAGCCGTATCAAAATCAATAGAACCATCAAAAGGCGTTTCTATAGGTTCTATGGAAAATTTAGTGTGTCTTTTAAAATTCATTAAGAAATAAGAAAACTCAGGTTCGCCAGTAAGCCATTGGTCCTGGATACCTGTGACAGCAAGGTTTAATCGACCAGCCATTCTTACTCTATGTGAGTAAAATTTTATAAAATAAAACGAGGCATTAAGTTAAATGAATCTTCAACTTCGAAAATTCAAGCCTGAAGGTATGGCTGATGATAAGGTCTGTGTTTTTATAGGTAAGCGTAACACTGGAAAATCAACACTCGTTACGGATATCCTATATCACAAGAAACATTTACCAGCAGGGATAGTCTTATCAGCAACTGAAGAAGGTAATCACTATTATCAACAGTACGTTCCTGACCTATTCATTTATTCAGATTACGATAGGGAAGCTATAGAACGTGTTATGGATAGACAAAAGAAACTCGTTGGTGCAGGTCGAAGCAATTGTGGTGCATTTCTACTTTTAGACGATTGTATGTATGATTCTAAGTTTATGAAAGATACGTGTATCCGCCAATGCTTTATGAATGGACGACACTGGAAAATATTTTTTATGCTAACCATGCAATACTGTATGGATTTACCACCAGCGCTTAGAGCAAACGTTGATTACGTTTTCATTCTTCGTGAAAATATCATACAGAACCGGGAAAAGTTATACAAATCATTTTTCGGTATTTTTCCAACGTTTGACATGTTCAATAAGGTCATGGATTCATGTACTGAAAATTACGAATGTTTAGTTTTAGATAATACATCAAAAAGTAACAGGATAGAAGATTGTGTTTTTTGGTACAAAGCAAAGCTTAGGAAAAACTTCAAGGTAGGAGCACCCCAATACTGGCAAACACATAAGAAAATGTTTAATCCAAAACATGGGAACTTTAAATTAGGTGACAGAAACACAGTTAAAAAAACGACACCATTCAAAGTTATTAAAAAGAAATGATACGACTTTTTTCTAGAAAAATAAGTTCAGCATTAAATAAAATACCATTTCCACCACCACCCGTACTTATACCAGTATATACCAAAACAGGTGTTCAAGATAACGGGTATCGTATATTGATAGATGTATGTCATGAAACACGAACAGTTTTCATAGATCATGACATGTGTGATTACGACGAACTAAACGATTTACCTAGAATTATAAAAACATTTGGGTGTTTGTACCCAAATTATACGTTACGTAAATAATCCAGGCTAATGCGTAATCATTAAAAACCAAAAACCTTTCTATAATATATGACGGACGTATATACAATGAATTTATCAGATTCTAATGACGGTATGGTCAATCTAAATAATAATCAATCAACGAATTTCATACCAAATGGAGCACCACAACCGCCGAATATCATGCCTGAAAAAAATATGAGTGAAAATAAACAGACTATGGACTCTACTCCCATTTCCGATATAATAAGCCAGCCAGAAGCACCACTCGAACCACCAATGATGGCACAAGATCCACGTATGACACAATCGCAAATGCAATCCCCAATGATGATGGCACAACAACCAGTTTCTCAACAAAGTGAAAACAATAAAAAAAAGGGTAATGAGAACCCATTTAATTTAACCGATGAACAGTTTCAAACTCTCGTCGTCGCTATTTGTACTGCGATAGCAATTAGTAAGCCAGTTCAAGAAAAACTCGCGAACTTTGTACCACAATTTCTTAACGACCAAGGGAATCGAAGTATGATTGGTTTAGCATCTACTGGTGCAGTCGCTGCAATTGCATTTTTAGTTATTAATAAATACACTTAAGCAGAAACTTCCATGTTACCATTGTTAAAGTGAGAATATACACTATCTTCTCCTAATATCATATAAGCTATCAGGAAACCAGCGAGTAATCCTCCTGCACGAAGCGCAAGAACATTGCCTGTACTTCTTGTAGTTTTACCGTAATTTTTAAAATCGTTTTTAATCGACGCCTTTATTTTAGACGCAATAAGAGACGTTACAAAAGCAAGAGTCGTTGCCAATAACATGAATGGAGCATCAAGCGCCATTCTACCCCATAAAGGACCACCTCTTGGCATGAATCCAAGAACGTTAGGAAGTATGAGTGTTATCCATGTCATATTTACCCATGGATCCTGGGAAAGAAGTGGAACACTCGATAAAGTAAGAACCGCATTCCATAATAATATCATTAAAAAAAGATCTTTTTTCGATGCTGCCGCCATTTTATATTAACTTAAGCATAGATTATTTATCCTGAACATGTTTGCCACAAAACTCAGTCTTTTGATGTATAGGTTTATATATACCCAATTTTACACATATACCTTTCAATTCCCTAAAATTGTCCCAATACTTTTTACTATGTGAATATTCATCTACGGTACAGTGCGCGAGTTCGTGTAATAAAACGTGAAATATTTCGTTCGTCTCGCCATCTATACACAAACCAATGTTTCTACCCTTATTTGTATTATATCCAACAGATCCTCGCATCTTATAATACGCAGTTATAGGAACTTCATCGTGTAACATTTCAAACTTTTCATTACCAGTTTCCTTTAGGTTCTCCCTGAGGATTCGATACTTTTCACGAACCTCGGTTAATTTTTCCGGTTCTCTCGTGTTGAGTAGTAAAAACACGTTTATGATAAGAAGGAGTAACGCAACTATCATCTTATCATAAAGTGAGAAAAAATACCAGGTAAATGTATATGAGTAACTCCAGATCCAACGTTCCTCAGGAACTTCGTAACCTCGGTGTTAGGAACATGAATATTACATCCCTTGATATATCACGTAAAAACTTAACCAATTTACCATCATCCATTGGTAACCTTAAAAAACTTATGAATTTTTATTTGAACGGTAATAATTTAACCTCATTACCACCACAAATTGGTAACCTTAAAAACCTTGTGAATCTTGATTTGGGTGGTAATAACATAACTTCTATACCAGAATCAATCGGTAAACTTACAAAACTACAGTTTCTTGCGATGGTTGGTAATCGTTTAAACTCGTTACCATCATCTATTGTTAAACTTACAAAACTACAGATACTTGAGTTGGAGGGTAATAATTTAGAATCGGTACCACGACAAATCGGTAACCTTAAAAATCTACAGGTGCTTGGTTTGGAAAATAATATATTAAACTCGTTACCAGAATCAATCGGTAAACTTACAAAACTTGGAGATCTTAAATTGTCACGTAATAATTTAGAATCGGTACCACGACAAATCGGTAACCTTAAAAATCTACAGTTTATTGGATTGGCTGATAATAAATTAACATCGATACCAAAAGAGATCGGTAAGCTTAAAAAACTCGAGATAATTTTTTTAGGCGCTAATAAGTTAACCTCGTTACCAGATGAGATCGGTCGTCTTCCAATCCTGAGTTCCATTTATATACATAGTAACCCAAACCTTAGAATCATACCAAGAACACTTGATCGACCTGGTTTAAGTATTACTAAGAATAGTTCGACACGTTTTGAACATATACCACTTAGACCTATAGTACGTAGAAACGTACCCCTAAACACTAAACGTAACGATCCTATATCTGGGCATAATTTTAGTGTCGGTAATAATGCCTTAAACCTCGGATACAATAGGTACTTAACTGAAAAA